AACCTTGCCGATGCCCAGGACGGCCTGCAGCAGCTCTGGCGAGAAGATTGCCCGCTCAGAGTACTTGATCCGCTCAAGGAAGTCCGGGTGGTCCTCAAGCTTGGTCATAACCTGGTAAGGAATGACGGCAAAGTTAGGCTCGAGGAAGATCTTGGAGTGCATGGTCGACTTACCCGTACGCAAATCCGAAATCGGATCCGAGTTCACGTAGTCGTTCCACTGCTGCGTACCAGCCAAGGTCACTGAGTGACCCGTCGAGTAGTTCGCAGCAGTAGTCGCCATGTTCTTCATCGCGACCTCGCGACCCAACAGAACACGAGACGTGACAAGCTCAGCACCGTCACGGTCAGGCGAGAACGGTGAGTCAGCGTTTTCGCGCTCTTCATCCGTTACCGCGATCTGCAGCGAGTGCTCCGTAGCGTAGTAGGTGTCCATAGACACCTGCCGACCCGGAATTTCATTCGCCTGCGTACCCGGCGCCCGAACGTCACCGTTCTCAGGCAACCACGCCTCACGACCAAAGATGTAGTACTTGTCCGACTGCTTCTTCACAGGCACGGACGGGAACAACTGCTGACCAATAAGTCCTTCGTTCGGCCATGCGATGCTGATCTGTGTAAGAGCAACATCGATGTGAACGTTTCCGGACCCAGAGGGGCTCCAAACTGCCATTATTCACCCCTCCTTACGGGATTAGCCGGCCACCGGCGCCGGGGATGATCTCGATGTCGACGTAATCACCATCAGCAGCTGCCGCTGAGAGGGCTCGTCCGAAGACGATGTTGGCTGAAGTAGCCGCCGTGATGACCTTACCTGCAGTAGTTGCCATAACCTCAGCACCCTGAGCAATAGCGGCACCGGCAACACACTTACTAACACCCTGAAGTCGTACATCAACTACAGCCTTACCAGTAGCAACCTTGGCAACATCAAGTGCTTCCTGTACGACGCCAAGGCTACGGGTATTAGATGCCGTCTGAAGGTCGATCGTGTCACCAGCCGCGATCTTCACCACCCTGTAGGGGAGAACGCCCGCAGCTGCCGAGCTGTTGTACGTCGACAGAACCTTCCAGCCCTTGTCGAGACCGTAATCTGCACCATGTCCAGCCATAACTTTTTACCTCCCCTACATTACTTGATGTACGTGGCTGCGCGGTACTTGTCATACAGAGCAGGGTCCTCAGCGAAAGCCATCGAGTACGCCTCGAGAGCATCCTTGGCCTGCTTCGAGGTAACCAACTCGTCGATACGCTCCTGAAGCTGAACGGTAACGTCCGTCGCATCAGCAGTACGCTTTACGTGAGCACCACCACGCTCACCCAACTCAACCAGCGCATGCGTGTTCTTGTGCAGAACACCAATGACGTTCCAGAACTTCTCAGTCAGTTCAACAGGAATCGCCAAGCCGAGATCCTGAATGAGCTTCCGCGTCGACGGCGCAAGAGCAATGCGAGCACTGTCAAGCTCGTGCAGCTTGACACTAACTTCCTGCTCACGCAGTAGAACCTTGTTCGCAGCGTTCTCACGCTCGGACTGCTCAAACAACTTGATCATCTGGTCAATGACCGGATTGTCCTCGGCCAGCTTGCGCAGGTCGGGAGTAAGGTTCAACTGCTTCGGCGGGGCAGGCGGAGGAGGAGTCTCCTTAGGCGCAGCCATCTCGGTAAGCTTGAGAGTGACTTCTGCTTCGGTCGCATTCTCCCCGAGCCCAATGAGCTTTGCCAGCTCCTTGAGATCCATCTCTTTTACTCCCTCGGGTAGGGTTGGCGGCACCTTAGGTGCCGGACTTACAAAGGACAACTCCGACAAGTTAATCGGAAGCAAGTCCTTTAGGAACGGCCGATTAGTAAGGCCGCCGCCGAACAGAACGTCCTTGTGCTCTTTGCCCTGCGCATCAGTCCACGCCTGGTGATACTCTGGACTAAAGTATCGGTACTCCTTCTCCTTGATGGACTTAGCTGCTGCATCTGTGAACTCAACCAGAAGCCACAAGCCATCAGGACGTACATCCGAATCCTTAACCCAACCAGCAGCCTTCTTACCCATCACAGGGTCAGTCTTGTGGTCGTAGTCAATATCGGGATCGATACCGCGAATCTTCAGCTTGACGCTATCAGACAATCGCTTCAGGCGCTCATCGTCAAAGTCCAAGTCGCCGTATACGGGGTGCTGATAGTGCCCAGGCCGAGCGGCATGAATCCAAACCCTGTTGTTCTCATCGAGAGAAACGCCAATCAAGTCGGACCAGTAACCGACCTTCCAGGACATCAGTACCCCCCTTTCTTGCCTTGAGCCTTCTTGACTGCCTTCTTTGCGACCTTCTTCACCGGAGGAACAGGTGCCTCAGGCATCTGCTTCCGCGACTTACTCGGCATAGCGATCAACCTACTTTCTACATTATACCATCTTAACTACATGGGACGCAAGAAGTCTAAGTTACCTAGGATTACTACTTCCTGACTTATCCATGCCCGTATTGGTTCGTCCAACAGTAGCGGTTGGTGCTGCCTGGCGTGGACCGCCAGTACGTCCAGGCCTAGGTGGCTCAGGATCAAAGTTGCCACGTGTCTTAGGACGTGTATCTTCATCCTGACCGGACCGCTGATGATCTTGATCTGCATCCTGGTCTGCTTCAATATCAACCATCTGAGAAGGATCGGGTCGAGCAGTAGAAGGATCTGCTGGTGGCAAGTCGAGTTCCTTACGGAAGAACTCTTCAAGCTTGTCATCCGGAGTAATAGCTCGTGCACCAACAAGGTTACGGAATGTAAATGACATAGTACGCAGATCTTCCTGCTCACCAACACGCCGAACTGAAAGCTTAGGATAGCAACGCTCAGAACCAAGTCGCCAATTATAATCAACCAGTTCAGGAATAATGAACTTATTAAAAATGTCCTTGATGAACATACCTATGTATCGTGTCGACTTGAGGAACATATCTGTCGACTTCGGGTCAACACTTGAATCCTCAAGAAAAGGAGCGAGGATGTTGGCCATGATTTGCATGTTGTGGTGATTGATGCTCTCGATACAACTAACTGGCTGGCCCTCGAGCTGCGCAAAGATGAGTTCCCAATTCGGTGGGAGGACAACGTGTGCACGCTCATTCGTACGTAGGTTGCGGCCGAGTTGATCAGCCAACGCCTTATCCGCTGGCGAGAAGCCTGGGGGCAGCTTGATGACAGGGACACCGATTCCGTGACGTTCTTTCTGGATCGCATCGATCTTGTAGAGAGTGTCTTTGTAATAGTAGTGCTTGTATGCAGAACGAAGAACCGAGATGCCACTAAGATCACCTGCCTCTGGCTCCATTGTAAACACGGCCAGTTTCTTGATAGGAATAAAGACCTGCTGATGACCTGTAGCTGTAGAACGCATGTCAGGTTCCATCAAAATACCATCAGGTCCACCTTGTGCGTCGTACTCCCACTGCTGAATATCCAACGGATGCCTGGGAGCTAGCTTCTGAAGGTATACCTGTCCTGCTTCGTTGAAGTTCCAAACCTTCTCAAATGCAATGTAACCATAGTCACACATAAGCAGGATGTCGTTCAGAAGTGTTGACCACGGAACGTTAAGCCACTCGAACAGGCACTTCTCTACAAAGGCTGCAATGTTCTTATCACGCGTACTCTGCGAACCGGGTTCAACGAACCAGCGACCTGCCTGAATAGGTGTCTTCAACAAACGAAGCGCACCACGAATGATACCATCCTGTCGCTTCATCTTGTAGTACTCGCGCGTACCAAGCTTATCACGCAGCTTGGGATTCCACTCTTCACGCGTCCACGATGTAAACGGTGAGGGCGAAGTAAAACCTAGTTCTCGATCACCAATACCTGGAGAGTTCGCAAACGGAATACCTGTCTGTCGCTCTGCAAGAATGACAAAAGAACCATTCACAGGATCATGTGTTGCCCCGACAAGATCATACTTGTCCAATGCCTCAGCAAGCAACATCTGCCGTTCCACAACGTACTCAGCAAGAGCAGACGACCCCACATCCTCAAGTTCATCAATGCCGGTTGGTGCAGCATCAACTCCCACACGGCCGGGGGTATCAAGGTCACTCATTGGAATCCTTTCAGAACTCGAGGTCGGTAGAGTTGAAGTAGCCACCCTCAGATGATGGTACAATCAATCCGTGTGGGGTAATGGTATCGTCAATGAGGTCGCTGGCAGAGTACACGTCCGTTAGGTGAGAGCGACATCCCAAACGGAACAAGTGCATCAATCCGTAGCGCAAAGCATCTAGTGCATGATCATCGTGCTTCTTAGCCGACTCGCGAATGTTGATCTCAGAGCGTGCTTCAGGTGCCCTATAGTTGTTGAACTCTTTGATCAGATTGTGACATGCTGGGTCGATGTATAGCCACGGCTCCTGTTGTGGCGTACCGTACTCATCAGTAATAATAAGTGAACCTGATGGTGAATATGAATCGCGCGGCTTTAGAAATGACTTGACAAGGTCAATACCCTCACGCCAATTCTTCTTTGCCTCAGGCATTGCGTACGTGCCAATGAAGTAAGTGCTCATGTGTGCTGCAGCCTCAGGATCTGCCGCATCTCCGAAGCCCAAGTCTAGGTGATAACCTTCAGGTTGGTCGCGACGGTTCATAATGTTGATGTGCTCACCGAGCTGCAGGTACGAACGGTAGTGCTCTCGCCACACGTACACACGATCCCAAGGATCAACCTGGAACTCAATAGCTGCAAGTGGGTTGGTAAAGCCCCAGTCGAAAGCTATATAATTAGGCCAAGCTGGGTTAAACTTGTGCGCCTTGATGTGTAACATAGGATCGAACTCGCCGTAGATCTTACCTACAAAGGCTCCGAACTCGGCACCGTACTCCTGCAAAAACCACTCTGTAGCCGTCGTAGACTCGACAAGAAGGATCTCGGAATCTTGACGACCATTGGGGAACACGTGGCGGTTATCCCATGAAGGGAACCGCCAAGCTTCGAAGTCAGCGTGTTCAGGTAGGTTTGAGATACCGTAGGACCAGAGATCGTAATACCAGTTAAAGCCCTCAGGAGTGGTAGGAAAGGTTGCCCAACCTCGACGGTCAGATAGGGCAGCACGAATATACCTCTCGTAGGTATCCTTCTTATGCTTGGCAGCTTCTGACATGATCGCACCGTCAAGTCGCTCACCAACCAGTGATTCAGGGTGCGTGGCACTACGACATTCGACACGAGTACCCCAAGGGAACTCAATGTACATTTCACCTGAGCGCTTGTTGAACGCCTTCTTGACGCGCTTGTCCCTACCCATCTGTAGACCAATAATAAGGTCTTGCCAGATGATACGGAACTCTTTTTCAGCTAGGTCGTACGTAGGTCCTACGATCCAGTACCTACGGTCAGGCACAAACAGCTCAGGCTCAAGATCCTTAGCCGCCATAGTGCTCTTACCGAATCGACGACCGCAGCATGGAACTCTGAAGCGCTTCGTCGATCGATGAAACAAGATCTGCTTCGGGTGCGGTTTGTATCCAACGTGATTAAAGAAAGCCATCTTGTCGATGACCTTCCCACCTGACCCTGATTCTGTCAACGACATCAGCAGGACTCCCAACGACCGTTACGAATCCAACCGTGGTGTTTACATACGTTGCACAGCAGTGAAGGGCTAAGGGTCAGAGGATCAAAGGACTCAACAGTCCACCCAGAACCAGTATCAATGCTACTACCAGTAAAAGGTACCCAACCGCCACATAGGTTGTCCTTGTCATTATAATGCCACTCGTTAATACCAACCCACTCACCGTTGTAGTACATCTTAGTGATCCAAGTACCATTACCAATGTCAATACTACCCTCAGGTGGCTGTTCCATATCTCCTCCTCCCTGTTGCTTTGTTTGTTATTCTGTGCGATCTCTAATCGACCTTGCTGTCTCAGCATCTAGTGCCTCAAGCAAAAGGCCTTTGGTATCCCAAGACATTGCACCAGGAGTGCAAAAGGTCCAAAAGCTCCTTTGTCCCTCTTCGTTCATTGCCTCAGCAATCACAACAAACTTTGTTACAATTCCTGTTTCAATACCACCTATGACCTGCTGAATAGCTGCGGCCATATTACCATCAAGGTTCTCGCCGTACTCAGTACTCGACATAGGTACCAACCTCAGCACCAAACGGATTGGTCTTATGCACAATACCTGTTGTAGCATCCCCATATACTTCACCAGTGTGCAGGCAACGCAATCGCGGGTTACCATCACTAGCAAAGCCAGTAATTACACAGGCACGTCGTTTCACGTAGTTCGCGTTACCGCCAACAGTCTTCTGTAGCAGGTAGGCAACGTGCCGATTAACCTTAGGCTGCCAAGAACTTGCCACGGAAGAAACTCCGATCCAACCGGCATCAGACCATGCTACATCATCAATCTTACCTGAAACGTTTGTACCACTAGCACACTGCCCAAACAACACTTGCTGAGTAACTCCGCCAAAGTTGATAGCAGACACATCGCCAGAGTCGTATGTTGCTACAAGGCTATCGAACGGAAAAATCTTTAGTCGCCCAACAGCAGAAGCACTTTGGCCAATCTGTCCTTCAACTCGCCAACGCTGTGCGGCAAGCGATGGGCTAGTAGCAAAGGCGGTATTTGCTGAATCACGAAGAGTAACAATGTTTGAACCTAGCTGCATACGCCAGCGCTGAGTCACCAAGTCACTAGTGGTACCTCTACAAACGGAGACAGCTCCAACGAAGTCTGTAGGGTTAACATAGAACCTAAACCACTGTGCCCCAGTATCGGCGCCAGCGTTAACTGCCCAACCTCTGCGCTCTGTTCCAGAAGTGACTCCAAGAGAGAACGTCATACCCTTAGCACCAGGTACACCCGTTACAGTACCGTAAACACAAGCACCAGCGGCCGTATCAGTTACAGTAGTAAAGGCGTCAATACTTGCACCACTAGAGTTCGGAGCGGTAATAGTTGTACCAACTAGTCCACCCTCAAATGTATTCCGTAATAGTGTCATGGTGTCATCACCGATTGAAGTAAGCGTTGACGTCCGTCCGAAGAGTGGCCTTGGCAACAGGTGTAATAAGCGTATGCGTTGAGGGATTACGCACCTGCACATCAGTGGAAGCCACGGGAAGGGCTCCAGCAGGCGTAAGTGCATTGTTGTCCACATAGGTCGGCTGTGCGCTAGTACGTGTAGTAATCAGCAGCTCAGAACCGCCTACGCGTCCATAGACCTTCCAACTGGTTGCAGTGGGGTACGCAGCCAGGAGGGCAGTTGCATCAATCGTTACACTACCTGTAGGTCCAGTAACCACAGCCGTCTTAGCTGTACCAGCCAGACTCTCCAAGCCACCAACAACTACGCTAACGCGATAAGAGTACGTCGCGCTAGCCAAGGTGCCTCCAGCAGCACTTGGTGTCGTGGAATACAGTGTATTACTCGGAGCCGCAAGCTGTGCTGCCAACACAAGCACATTGGCCGTCTCGCCATCAGCATTCCGATAGGCAACAGTATCCCCTGGGCGTGCAGTCCTATTCATAGCTCCCCCTCAACTGGTTCAGTATCTACAGTGTACCAATCCATTGCCAAACAATCACCAGTACTTGGCGTCCACGGCACATAGTGACCGTCAGCATTGCGCAACACAAAGTACTGGTCAAAGACTATCATGGTACCCACCGGCACACCAATAGCCTTCGCAGTAGGCTCATTCGCAGGTACACCCGCAGGATAACCCCACTGCAGAGCTACAAACTGTCCTTGAGCATTCCAGCCCCGTCTAGCAACCCTGTCACCACCTCGAAGGCACATAAGCGCCCAACCAAAGTCTGTCTGCGGCACTCCTATCACCGGCATTCATATCTCCGAATCTGGCTCTAGACTCCCTATCAGGGCTCCCACACGCCCGTGGTTACTAGATCAAAGATCTGACGAAGCAATCCTTGGCTTCAAGCAGCTTTCGCAATCCAGCTGACAGCTCTTGACCGCACATACTTTGCTTGATCATTTCCATAGCCAGATCATGGCACGGCTTGCTAAGCTTCTGCAAATGCTCCGGCAAGTGATCATAAGCAAACAGCTTGATGAAGTGTCGCGTGCCCGGATGCAAGTAGCGTCCGAACATCTCCAGCTCGTCTAGTCCGTCGTCCACTGCTGCTCCTTGAGATAGACGCTAGTTAGAAACTAGCTTTTTAATAGCTTCACCCTTCTATAAAGAAGGCGAGGCATCTTGTCTATTATAGCTGCTATCTTGTCTATTATACTTTCTATTCTTCTTGAGCTAAAAGTTTACTTTAGTTTTTGTTTGTTTCTTTCGTTTCTTTTGTATTCGTTTGTATTTTGTTTCTTTGTGCCTATATTTTGTTACTGTTCGATTGCCCGGTATGGTGATGGAGGCTCGAATGGATACGATGGAGGATCAGGGATAGTGTTCTTGTTCGGCTCAACAAGTACAGAATCCAGAACTCTCTCCCACGGCTGCTTCACACCACCAGCACTCTGGATCGGATTGTTCACTGGTCCGAGCGATCTATCGAGTACGTACATTGCAGCACGAAGTCGCACATTCTCGTTCTCAGCATTCATTGCCAAGTCGATAAGTGTACTAGCAGCGTCTATGGCCTTCTTCTTAATCTTGGCCATAGCTACAGCTTCATATAGCCCAGGAGCATCAAGCGGCTTCTGCAGCTCCTCGAGTTCAGCCTGAGTGACCCATTCATCCGCCATAACCTTATTATACGTTATTCAATCAGCTTAGTCACGCAGCATGTGTTATTTGGTAACACAAGATTCCTGCTCCTCTTCCAATACGCACCCAAGAGAGTGATAGGCATGAATCTTTGGGAATACGTGCTTTCAAATATTAACCCCCACGGGGAGTGATGATCTTGAAAAATGATCATATAATATAGTTGATCAGGAAAAAAGTTGATAAGGTTGCTGAAGTGCTTAAGCAACGCGATCAGCCTCCTTGATTAAGTCGTTCATTGACAACTTAATAGATCGAGTAGATCATCTACTTAATCCCTTCATCAGTTAATCGATCAAGAGATCAATCGATGAAGGAGATCAAGATGAAGATGAAGATGATTAACCTGCTAGAGCGGATCAATTGCTCAGGCGTCCGGATCGACTATAGCTGCTCGAGCTGCTGGAAGGATCTAGTAGCTGCAGCCGATCCGATCAACGGGAGCAGCTCGAACGGCTGGAGCTTCACGGCCGTCCAGGTAGATGAGGTGGATGTAGTCGTCGAGATCCAGGGCGATCAAGCGATTATCTACTACGCGATCGAGTCGCTTAAGTGCTATAACGATTACGATCCGGCCGACGATGGTGATGAAGCGAGCACGTGTAGCAACCTTACTAAGTAGCTTAATCCGATGGAGGGATTAAGTAGATGATCTACTAGATCAAATCGATCGAGAGCTTAAGCCGCTTAATCAACCGATCAATCGATTAGGGGATTAAGATGGCAAAGCGATCAAGTGCTCGAGAGATCAAGTCCAAGCAATCAAGCGCTTATGCAGGACTACGTGGCTCAAGCAGCTCAATCCACGCAATCGACGGATCGAGCAAGCGAGAGGCATCGCGCAGGTTGACTAAGTCACTCAAGTCATTCCCTGGCTCAAGCGGCTTTGTCAGTCAAGACTACATGGACGCTCAAGCAGAAAAGATCATGAACAAAGGCTATAGCAAGCGGCGCAACCCAGTCTGCTCAAGCTGCTTCAGCCAGAAATCAACATCCGGATCTTGCAACTGCGATTAAGCACCCGAGCGGCTTAAGCAACTGATCGATAATGAGATGATCGTCTCATGAGCGCTTGCGAGCAATCCGCCAGTGCCTATGATCAAGTGCTTAAGTGATTAAGCAACTGATCGATAATGAGATGATCCTGTAAAATTGATCAGCTGTTTGCCTGAGTGAAAAGATCAAGCAACCTGCTGTATACTAAAAAGAAAAAACAATTTCCAAACCAACTCAGCTTAATCCGGTTGAGTGATTAAGATCAGGATCAAGTATCTTAATCAGCTCAATCCGATTAATCGGATTAGTTCATTGACAACTTAATAGATCAGATTCGTAGGTCTAGATGATCAATCGATCTAGCCGCTGAGTAAGTCGATCAAGTGATCAACAAACCAGCGATTAGACGATTAAGCTATCAAGGAGATCATCATGACTCAGAACACGATCAAGCCGAACGCGCCCAAGTCGATCCCGTCGACGGAGCGGATCGAGCAGCCGGAGCCGATCAAGGCCGAAGCAGCTCAGGCGATCGAGACCAAGGTCGAGCAGGCTGAGAAGGCAGATCAGGCCTTCACTCCCGCTGAGGCGATCAACGCGGTCATGTCGACCGTGACGAGCGACTCCAACACGGCCTACTCGATCATGGTCCTGGCCAACCTGATCTTCGAGATCCTCGAGATCGAGAAGGATGGTCAGATCTACCAGATCACGCCCCAGAAGGTCTACAACAAGACCAAGTCGCTCCGGGCCAGTAAGGGCGAGCACGCTCGATTCACCAAGGATGAGGTTGCCAAGATCGTCGGCGACCTGGTCAGCTCGGGTGGGGGAGTGCGTGCAGGCGAGCGTATCGATCGGGCCAGCGTGAAGGCTCAGGCGATGAAGGCCCTCAAGGCCTAAGACGCTCAAGCATCTAGTTTGACCAAGTAGTTCATGGCGACTAGGTCGATTGATCATCTAGATCTACGAATCAAATGGCTAAGCGATCAAGTTGCACCTAGCTGATAAGGCTCCCACACGCCGAGGGGTTTGTGTACTCGTCTGTGGGAGAAGTCTGGATCTACAAGGCTTTACAAACCATGTACGATCAAGCTAGCAGCGTCTATATCGACTTAGTTATACGCAGCTAAGAGACTCAAGCTAGCGAGTCGTCCTAGACGGCTCTCTGCGCGTTTTCGCTTGATCTCTTATGCGATTGAGCAGCTACACACGTAGGTAGACTAAGTCTAACATTGACGTCTATCTATTCAAGGTACGGCTGTTCCAGCGCGATTCGCAAGCAATCGGTGGAGCGATAAAGCGCTCATGTCCCAGTGTATAACTCGCCCACGCGTTACAAGCGAGTTGTAGGGCATGCCAGGGACTCTTGCTGTGTATGTACACATTAAACCAGTATTAAACATATCATACTATACTGTGAGGAAGCTTTTAGAAAGAAGAGATGTTATACAAGAAACATATACTATTATACTATGTACTTTTCAATATTACCGAGACATTTGTCTCGGATTTTCCATAGTAGTATAATAGTATCTTTACTTAGTAATATATATCACAATTGAGCAGAATTACCATAATAATTATAAAGCATGATACTTTGACCGGCGTGCAGGAACTACAAAGGAACTTTAAAGATTTATAAAGAAACCTTTGGAATCCTTTAATCCGGTCAAGGCATCATGTCTTATAAAACCTAGTTTTACCTCTTGCTTTCCTAGTTTGGTCTAAAGTATAATTATAAGTAGACCAAGTTTCATAATGCGAGAGGACTACTGGGAGTAGATATGACAGAACTAGCTACAAGGTTAGACGGAAGCTATCCACGCTGTCCTGGACTCGATGGTCTAGGCTGCAGTGAACCTAAAAAGAAAGGGCAAACGTATTGTCCCTCACATAATAGGCAGTATCAACGCGAACGATATCGTGGAACACGAACTGCTGCAGGTCTTACCTACACAGAACGTGACTACACTCGCGTGGAGACTGATAGTCGATGTGGTAGTTGTGATGGAGTCTTTAAGGAAGGTTTAGTAGTTCCTCACGGTATGACGGAGCTACCTCCTATTTGTATACAGTGTCGAGACTTCGTCGAGCTAGCACATCAGGACTTTGGGATCGTACGACTTATTGCTATCTCGGAATTCATTACTCGCCATAGGGAACAACTTTCTGAACGAACAGAGTTCACAAAGGCCTTCGAGGCTGAAATTGAACGACGATTCGAAGAATACTACCAGGAGAAGAAGGCTCGATGGGGTGGCGAGGACCGAGAAGGCTGGCGTGTGCAGGGTATTCCATACCTTATTAAGGAGTACCAGCGGGAGCTTATAGAAAAGGCAGGAAAGCCTGTTCAGGAGTCTGAACGAGCTAAAAATGCCATGCTTCGACGTATTACGAAAGGTAACCTAGAAACAAGGATCGAGAAGCAGATCATGGCTAACGAGCCACCCTCTGCCTAAGTAACGCGATCAACACAAGCAAGCAAACTAAAATTGCGCAAAAGAAACATTTGCTAAATCACTAGCAATTCCACTGTATTCCACTGTATAATTAAATTATCAGCACAATTACTACCTGATCAACAACCAAAACTCAAAAACCTCTGCTTTTCCGTCACACACGCACTAGGAGTTGCCGATGGCACTAAGGGATAACATCCTTGCCTCCCTACGCAAATCGCAGCCGGATTTGGCATCGACAATCGCACAAGAGGCACCTCCTGTCAACAATCGTGCGAAGCAAGCTCAACAATCGCTGCTTCGGCGGTCGCACTATGCTGATCAGACAGATCACCTAGTTCGCCAACGTGTTCTCCTTCCCGGCGTGGATGAATCTGATACCTCTCGAGTTACGGGGTCTTACCAGATCATCAGGGAAATGCAGTCACACACCATTCCCACTAAGAAGTTTGGCAAGAAAAAGAAGCTAACGCGCCAAACCTCCTTGAGTTTCAATGCACTTGCATTGAAGGGTGTACCTGGTTCCAGTAGGAATGGTTTTAACACTCTTGCAGCCATTGATGCAGAACACACTGGTACGCACGTTGTTGATACTGACCTTGACAACACAGCGGCACAATCACTTCTGGAACGACTACAACGCTCTCCGAAGAATTGTGATACCACCAAAGGTAACTACATCGTCTGACCCTCCCGATTTCTTCTCCTCCTTCCTAAGGCACTACAGACACGCAACAGACAACGTGTGGGAGCTTTTGCGCTGCTGTTGTTGTGTTGTTACAGTTATTCACTGCTTTCCACTCTCACTTCTACATGGAGGTTGCAATGCGTCGCATGCTCACTACCATCAAGGCTGTTGCCGTCATCGCTTCGATGATTGTAATCACGGCTTGTCAGCCGACCACATCACCTACAGCTACCCCTGATCGGACGATGCAGACCGGCACACAGCTGGGTGACTGCGAGTTCGAGGACGGCAACGTGGACGGTAGCCCGTGCATGTTCGAGGGAGTCTTCGTTGACTCCTCAGAATACCGCAACTGATGACTTCGGCAACCGAACGCATCTATAGCAAAGGCCTACGAACCCTTGACCCGAACGGTCGACCATGCGAAGTTTGTGGAGAGCTCATGCCCAATCATGACTGGGTTGATCTTGACATCGACGGGTTCGTAGTAGTGTGCAGCAATCAGTCTGCTACTGACTACCACTAGTTTTTTCTTTAAGAGCTAGCTTTATAATAGACGCTAGATTAGACAAGATAGCAGCTAGATTAGACGTATTTGACTCGCTAGTTAAATCCCTTAACTACAGTTGAAAAATTCTTGCTGCTATCTTCGTCTAACTACTATTGTACTTGCACACGTGGGTAGACGCTACCGGTTGTAGCGCGCAATAAAGCAGGTTCGACTCCTGCTACCCACGCTTTCCTATTGCAACACAAGAAAGGAGTTGCCAATGTCTGACTACGATCCACTCACAGGGTGGCCAGACGAAGAGGATGATCACTACGCGTACGATGACTGTGCCGTAGAGCCTGCTACGTGTACTGGCTGCGGTCGCCATGTCTCCATGGACCGATACGGCGACGAGCACTGGCGAGTAGTGCCCGGTACCAGTGAGACCGACAAGTGTGGCGAGTACCGATGAACCGCTACGAAGTAGCAGTACCCATCCTGGAATTCAAATTTCCAGAGCCTAGCTCGACAATGTTCGAGCTGACGTGCAAGAATCACCCAACGGCGAAGTACCTGACAAAGCATCCGCTTCTCAGGGGCTTGCACTTCATCAAAGCAGCATACGGATTCGCTCCGAACAAGGAGTGTCCCTGCTCGTTCACTGAGCTGGCTGTCATAGGAGACAGTTCCGATGAGTGACGAACCCTATCTTTCGCCGGAGCAGAAGGCGGCACTTGTAAGGCATCATACGCCAAACATTCTGCCACCTGGCCATACACGAAAGGACTTTGACTTCAAGTACCAAGACGGAGTCATGGGGCCCATCCGGCTTGCAAGGCAGAAGAACGACTCGATCTTTCTTGACATTCCTGCCAAGGTCTGGTGTATCAGACACACGCATTGGGAGAACGAGGTATTGTAATGTACCTACAGATCCTAGCTCCAATCCTGCTGGTCACAGTCCTCACACTCGTGTGGGGCCTTTGGCTTGTAAGATCCGAATTCAAGTCGACGAATGTGAGTTGGGTACCGAAGTACGATGCAAGTGCATTTCAGTTCACAAACGTTACAACGTACAGGTATGAACCAGCAAAGGCAGTCCGCGATATGCCTTCGTGGTATGTCTCTTCTTGGTCGTAGTACAAAGGGCTAGTAGGTCGATCATTCACATATTCTAAACCGTAAGGAATGGAATATAGTGGTTTTTGATGGCTACCAATGAGGTTCGAAGCCTCTGAGTCCACGAGATTGCATTAGCAATCGCACAAAACAACTGAATGGAGGAGCCGATGTCCGACGTTGACGACATCGTACAGCGTTTGGCTGATACCGTGTATCAGACCAATGAGCTGGAGCTTGATGCGCTTGCACGCCAGATCGTAGGCTGTACGCAACAGGAGCTTGCTGAGTACGATATGCTCACTGACCACATACGGCGCACACAGCCTACGCTGACAAAGCTGATCGAGATCCGGTATGAGTACTACTGGGCAATCCGTTCGATGCTTCTGATGAAGTTGCTATCGAAGGTTATCGACAGGCAGGCAACGTACAAGAACTTGATACTTAACGGTCAGCGAGTAGACCTGTGAAACGAATACTAGAAGTAGTATTCGGAGCAGTAGTGATCGGATTCATGCTGTACGGATTTTCAAGCTGTAAGTCGGATCGAAACTGCGTACCTGATCAGAGTAAGCTTGCGGGTGTATGTGTACCGCAAGAGGAGGCAGGATGAAGTTCAGATATGGTGTCGGAATCCTAGGACTAGGTATTCTTAACCTAGTGATATTCAGTACAAATTTGTCACTGTGGCCATGGGCACTTATTTCACTCTGGGTAGGTTTGATTACTACGAGTCACGGAATGATTATACTAGTCAAACTCCTCTTCAAACGTCTCGAGGAGCTCGTTAGTCCTGAACACGACAAGTAAAGGTACAAAATGTCCCCATAGCTCAATGGTAGAGCACCCAATATCTTTGTTGAGGGTAGTTGCAGGTTCGATTCCTGCTGGGGACACAATGCACAATCAGTGCAGACACAAGTGAATGGAGTTGCCAATGTACAAGCAGCGCAGCAAGCGAGTCGGATCTTACAAGACTCACGAACAGCGTAAGGCTCGGTACGAGAGGCTAATGCAGGTCAGTAAGAAGGTCGGTAAAGGTTACACTGGCTCGAAGCAGAACAAGAAGTTCAAGGACGCTCCTTCGCTGAAGTCAGACGGCATCAAGAACGAGGGTGCGTACCAGAACAGCATGATCTCCAACGGTCTGGTGGGAGATGCCATCCCCTATCGCGACTTGTCGCATGGTTCGAAGCCGAATCACGTCTCACGCGCCGTCAGCATTGAAGTGTCCGTGCGGACGTATCTGGGAACCTGACAGGAACGAGCCAAAGGATTCGTGTTCGCGATGAAAATTCGCTTTATGTGTCTCATGCACAACTGTGATCTGAAGATCGAAGGTGCGGACGAAGACAAGTCGGGACTAGTTATGGTCCCAGTCGTGTCTGCCAACGAAGATGGCACATACGAAATTGACTTCTCGAACTGCTTCTGTCCAGAGTTTGACAACGCATTTGAGTCTGTCAATGTGGAAGACATAGGGAACTCAATCGAAGTCCAAACGTGTGCTCACACGTGGACAGCGGTAATCTACAACAACTACGCCAAGATCGGATAGTAAGGACGTAACAGTGAGTAGGTTAACAGCCAGTTAACCGAAAGCTGTAGGACATTGAATGATGTCCCTGAGGAGTCCCTTCAACACCGAAGAGGTGAACTAGTGACACAGCAGAGATACCAGCCCAACGTGGGCGGTGCGGCAGGAATGGGCGTGTTCGTTCTTGTCGTAATTGTCGTATTCGCAGTCTGTGGTGACGTTCTGCACAGGTCTCAGGAAGACCAGAAGCCAATGCCTACAGCGACGACAACTCCGTAAGTATCAAGGAAGGTTCAAGTGGCAACGATCAAGCTCGAATTGGACATTCCTGACTGGACTGTCAAACAGCTTCAGCAAGCAGTAGCCGACATCGACGCACTGGACGATGAAGTAGGCATTGCTGCTGGGAACGTGCGTGCTCCAGTACATTCTAGATGGCCAACTCGGTATAGGCGGTCAAAGCCTTGACGGTGGTCATGTACTGGACTACACGGTGAACGAGATGAAGGACTAGCTGAGTCCGATGGTATACAATCCGCTGATTGTATACCTTCGAATCCTGCTAGTGCAGGTAGATGAAAGGAACAACATGTTCGAAGCAATTGTAACACTGGTCGTTCCCAAGGGCGGGGACGCAGGGCGGCCCGACGATTCCTACACGAAGGTTTACCGACTCGAATTCGAGTCGCTGGATAACTTCCTCGACTGGAGAGGCGAGGGCGACAGGTTCGCTGTCAACACCGAAGAGCTTTCTGCCTAGGTAAACACAGGTCGTGTGGGTGCTTGTAGGTAGTTCATCGGGCATTCATAAATGTCAATGCGTGCTTTGGGCAAATACAATCTCCCACACGGCGTGGATGGTTGGGGTCCAATGAGATGGTCTACGACTCAGGTTGCCGAGTTAGCTAGTGTCGATGTCCGTACAGTTGTGTATTGGGTGCATCGAGAAGGTTTGACTGTCTATAGAGATGGTCGATGCTACAAGTTCGAACCACTTGACGTTTATAGATTCCTCGCAAAGTGGAATAGACCCCTGAGTGGAAGGAAAAGAGAAGTATGAAGACGAACGAGGTGCAGTCAGGCTGCTTCAAGCCTATCGCCGGAGCACTTCTCCTGTTGATCGTAGGCCTTACGGGTCTCGGTCTGTCAGTCGCAGCGGTCGTGATGGCATGAATCCATTCAAGAGGGACGAGTTCATTCCTCCGACGACAAAGGATGGCGGCTGCAAGAATCAGGCCATCTCACTCATCGTTCTGATGGTTGGTGTTATCGGAGCGTTCGGTGGTGCTGCTTGGTACGGCGTATCTGAGTTCTTGGCTCGAGTGTAACAGATGCACGTAGAATTGTGGCAGTGTGACGGTACTGGATGCAGTTTCATCGGTACTGAGGAAGAGGTAAACGAACATGTACTTTCCAAGGCTACCTACCCGGATGGCAACTTCAAGCCAGCTGAAGAAATTGTCTGCTGGGGCGCACTACAAGTAGGTAGTGAAGCCTGGAACAAGTACGTCTTCGACGGAATACACCCCATGACCATGGTTGGTAAACTAATCACTAAGGCCTGCACCGATCTTGGTATAAGCGTGAAGGACCTGTAGAACCCTATGTACTTCCAGTGCACAATCTGCAGCATCGATCCCCTGTCTAAGGATTGTGCACTGGTGGAGTCATACGGCTCAACTACAACTGAAGGGAATGGCCCATGACCATTCGTAGCTTTCATATACTCTTGAACGAGACGAACAAAACGGGCGAGGTTGTGCCTAGCCGCGTCTTCGGTAAGGGTACAGCGAAAGAGTACAAGGAGGTCAAGCGAGCGAAAGCTATCGCTCGGCAGCAGAAGAACATTGACCGCGGCTTCTACACGCGCAAGGTCGATGGTATTCGCGACATGACTGGAACACATTACAATGGTGTTGCACCAATTTCAATGTTCATGACTCAGGATGAGGTTGCGAAGATCACACAAGAGGCTGTAGTCGCCGTCAGAGATCAACTTCAGTTGATTAGCGATGCAGCTATCCAGGACAAGGAAACCAGCGCCGCCAACCGCCAACGTCGTCGTACTAAGAAGGCCTGAGGAACAGGACGTAACGATAAGTAGCCTATCATCCAGATAGGTGAAAGTCGTACACGCTTATGTAGCGTGCTGATGAGTCCATTATCAGTTGATAACTCCGAAGAGGAGGAAAAATGGAACAGAAGACTTATGACATCCCCAAACAGGGTCGTCGTCTAAGTGACTTCCGTCCAATCTCTAGGGTTGGCGGAATGTTCGAGGACTACCGGGCAGAGTTCGTGAACCGACGTACTCTGGAGTCATTCCAGATCTGCCGTAATCACGAGGAGGCACTCCTCCGTGCCGAGATGTATGCACATGCCTACTGGAATGGTCAGGCACAGTTTGTCGACCAATTTCAATTCTCGACCAATCTTAGTACACCCAAGAAGCCTAAGGTCCTCGAGGCTAACAATGGTCATGGCGATACCTTCTCAGCATCGAAAGATGGTCAGGTAATGTGCATGCGATCAGCGTATGTGTTTCTTCCTGGTCGGCGCATGGTCATGGAATTCTACACCATGAGCTGGGTGTAACATGTTACTTAGTAGCACTAACAACAATATCACACTGGTTACGCTTCCTTGGGATCGCGACACTAGGACTTTCTACGTCGATGACCTCGAGACAGCGATTCTCGTGCTTATGGAGTTCGACGGCGACAAGCTGGAAGCCATCAAGTACCTTAACAAAGCTAACTTCCGCTTTAAGGCTGATAATCCTGCTGGTAGATACGGTACTTCCGTCTTTGAGCTTGTCATTGGTGCGGCCAAGTATGCAGAGATGACAGGACAAAAGACGTGGTAGTCGTCATTTACTCAATTATCAAGAACCCTAAAGGTCTTGATAGGTACTTTAGGTATACTGTCAAGATGCAAATTGTAGGTCAAGAATGTCATACGCATGGTACGGATACGTACTGGGGTGCACGATACGCCATCTGGCGAGACAAGCGTTCTCGAAAGCGTAATACGGGAGCGGGTAAGAAGCTTATGTACGAACGCGAGGTTCACTTCTGATGGTGATCGTAACACGCCAACGCATTCAACTAGTCATCAATTGTGGTTGGTGGCAGCAACAGCGTTTGGCACTGAAAGGTATTTCGACGCCAGAGAAGATCATGGCGTTAGAACTGTGGCTCGACAATGATAACGCTTGTGGCTTTCTGCCTCAGAGCATTTATCTTGGTAAGACTGTTTACGCATTCGAAGACTCAGATGCAAGTAAGTTAGCATCTATGCAACCACACAGAAACAACAGAACGTGCGGATGGGCCGAACGACGTGATCAGGTTCTCAATTACCTAACGGCACTATCACGTGGTGGGCTGATCGAGCCACTTGTACCTGCAGTATACGTCTACTCATTCAGAGTTGGCGGCACGATCAACTTCAAGCTAGTACAGGTAAGAAGGTAGCCATGGAAAAGACAGCTACAGGTCCTTGTATTCGATGTGGGCTGCGCGACTACAGCATCAACTACACCGAACCGATACGTAGTCAGCTGGTAGAGATGGGAGTCTGTTTCTCCTGTCATTACTGGATCTCGATGCTTGGTCGGTTTAGTAACAACGGTGCAGATAGTAAGGGTATGGTCCAGGTTATCGCTGAGGGCAAGCACTACTGCTTCGACGGTAACAAACCTATGGTAGACCTCAGCAAGCCAGGCTTTTATGGCTACGGCGGACGTGAGTGGACTATCGAGTTCTTCAGCGGTCAGGTAGTTAAGACCAACAACCTCTGGTCACAGAACTCGATTCCCGATCACTTCCTGCAGTACTTCCCGGACAATGCTAAGTTGATCGAACACATTCGGTCGTATCTACCTCTCAAGTATTCGTGAAGACGCCCCCGACCACACAATGGGATGAGTACGAAGATTGTTCCATTGAAGGTTGTTTGCAACTAATTGGTACTGCATGCATTAGCATAGCAACATCCAATGAACTGTGCGTACCTCATTGGGGTCGCAAGCGTATCATCCCTGAAGTAGAAGAGGAAGTTAGCAATGGGTAACTATGTTACGATCGCTACAATCGAACTGGGTGAGAAAGCTACTCCCACGATCCTGTGTGCTGTTTCGGAATTGTTCGACGCACTGAATCAAGAGTACACCACCTCTTTCGCGCACGGCGGTGACCCGTTCACCGACGTCGTCAAGAATGTTATCATGGAAACTACAAGCTATGATAACACTATTGTCCTCAAGCGTCATAGGACGCACGAGGAAATGGAGACTGAAGCAGTTCAGGAGACGGAACGTGAAGCGGCTGCAGAACGCTACGACGAAAAGCGCAAGCAGCGCACTGCAGAGGTTGCAGCAGAACTTGGTGTAACTGTCGAGGAATTCGAAGCAGCACGCAAAAAGGCTAGTGGCTACTAGTTCATCTTTGATTGTACAGAAGGCTTTAACAGTTTCTGTACTCTCATGGATACACTAACAGCTTGCGTTACTGTACATGTAACCTAAGCCCGTGTGGGATCCTTGTAAGGCACAAATCCATATTGATGGAAAGGAGTACACATGACTCTCCGAGCAGGTAAGGGTGTTAGATTGCCCTTGGATGCAGAGTTTGCTGTGTGGCTACTGTCGGCACACGGCCAGGTCAATCAGGCGTTCGAGTGGGCTAAGTCAATCAAAGCCCTAGAACAGGGTGCAGAAGGGGCTGCAGCGATTAAGTTCCTAGTTGGCAAGTGCAACTGGGAATACGAGGACAATGAGTA